AGATGTAAACGATCCAAGAGAAGTGACAGTGCCAACTGAAGTGACTGCACCGGTTAGGTCGGCTGCGCTTGTGCTGTAAAAATTAGTTCCGTCGCTAAACACTATGACTTTAGACCCCGCAGCTACCGCAATTCCTGTGCCCGCTGCGGTTGTGTTACCAATTACCGTAGAGTTAAAAATCGTAGCTGTAAACGCAGTGGTGTTATGGATGATGTAGGTTTTTTCTTGCGGCGGAGCGTAGACGGCAAAGGCGGCTACGGTTGTGGTGGTCAGTGCAATGACTGCGTTTCGCGCTTGGTCAGCAGCACCGTCCAGCGCAGTGAAGGCTTGGTTGGCCGAGGTGACAGACACCACCACATACCCAGCAATAGCCGACTCAATTAACGTGCCGAGGTTGCTGTTGGTTGTGGTGTTCCACGTACCGGCCTGTTCGCCAGCACCAATAAGTTCAATCCGCAGTGAGGGGGAGTAGGTGCTTGCCATGTTAAATACCTTTAGTCAATTTTGCCACGGTTTGCTCTAGCGCGACAACTCTTTGGGCCAATTGAATACAAGCCACCAATGCAGCGTTGCCATAGGCTACAGACAAAGTGCCGTCTTCACCAACCAAAACAGCCTGCTCCAGTAAGACTTGTAGCGACTGCGCCGAAACACCGACCTGCGTTGCCTCAATGTCTGTGCGATCATATACGCCGTGTTTGACATCTGCGAGTCGTTCAACGAAGTTCTCAGGTAGGTCACGCCAGTTGGTCTTCAGACGCTCATCTGAGTTGGCCGTTATCGTGCCGCCGCAAGTTAAGTTTGTGCCGCTGAAGGTCAGATTGGCGGAACCAGCCATTGTTCCGGCGTTGTTGAAGGCGACTTGTGTGGTTGTGCCAATTACTGCGGCGGAGCCGGTAGACGCGGCTGTAATCAAGCCCTTGGCGTTTACCGTAATGCTGGCGCTAGTAAATGAGCCTACGTTTGAATTAACGGTTGCCAGCGTAGTAGCGTTACCCACTGAGGTAACGTCACCAGTCAAGTTGGCGTTGGTGACTACCGTTGCTGCATTTCCTATAGACGTTACGCCACCAGTAAGATTGGCGTTAGTTACTACGGTGGCCGCATTTCCAACTGAAGTTACGTCGCCAGTGAGGTTGGCATTTGTGGTGACATTTCCAGCGGTTAAACCCGAAGCAGTGCCTGTAATGTTTGTTCCAACGAACGAAGCGGGTGTTCCCAAAGCAGTAGCATTCCCAGAGGCATCAAGATTGACTGATTTGCTGGAGGGGTAGGTAACAAATACGTCTTTTGTGCCCGCTGCAAAATTTAACGCGGAAGGTTCTGTTGCGGAACTGTTTGACAGGACTGTTGTTCTGGCTAAAAGTGTACCCGCCGAGGTGTATGTACCAATCCCTACTTCCCACTCAGATGTGGACTGACCGGCAATGGTGTAGTAGGTGGTGTTAGAGTTACCAATTACCGCAAAAGATTGAAACCCCGCCGATGCGCCAAGCAGCGTCACTGTTCCAGTACCTGCCGTGGTGGTTGTTTCTTTTACGCGATCCGCAAGTACGAGTGCCATATATGTCCTTAATCCGTTTCAACCAACGCCCAGTTGGATGTTTCCGCATTATTTACCAACGCCCAGTTGGATGTTTCCGAATTATTTACCAAAATCCAATAAACGGCGGTTACAGTTCCAACCGAACCCGAGGCTTGAACCCCCGTCAAAGCCAAAGACCTTGTACCAAGCCCAACCGTGCCAACATTTCCTGCTGCTGCGGCACCGGTTAACGCAAATTCTTTGCCGGGGGCCATCGTATCAACCGCCCCGGAAGCCGCTACACCAGACAAGGCAACGGAAAGTGTGGGGGACGCCGTACCAGCTTCACCAGCTCCCGTCACCCCCAATAGCGCCGCAGTCTGACTTGGCGTCACAGACCCTACAGCGCCCGAAGCCTCTACACCAGATATAGGAACGCCAACGCCGTTAACAAAACCCTCAGCCTCTACGCCCGTCAGAGCAATCGAACGCAGCACCTCAACAGACCCAACACCTCCAACCGCTTCAACCCCAGTCAGTGCAAATTCATAGCCGGGGGCTACCGTCCCAACATCTCCAGACGCAACTACGCCTGTTAAAGCAACCGTAAGAGCCGGGGCTACTGTGCCAACAAACCCGCTAGCTACAGCGGTAAGAACTGCATCCGACTCGTTATAGATTACCCCGCCAACAAGGCCGGATGCCTCTACGCCTGACAGAGCAAACGATGTGTCCCCACGAGCAACAGTACCAACATCCCCAGACGCAACGACGCCCGTCAGGGCAACGACGACTCCGGTTTCGCCAATAGCCGCAAACGGGGTCTCTGCAAATGCGGATATACCAAACATGGTCTACGGCTTACGCCGCCTCCGCTTAGGTTGTTGCCAAGCGAATTAACGCAGCCGAAGTTGAGTTGGCAGGCATCGTCAATGTGAACGTGCCCGCCGTAATGGTTTGGGAGCCAAACGTGTGAACACTGATAGCCTTGTTGCTCTGAGTCGAGTTGTACAAAAGCACAGCGTCAAACGCCGTAGACAGTGTCACCGTGGTATAGACAATCGAAGCCGAAGGCGTGAAGAACGCCACGCCAGCAGTTGATGACGAGTTGGTCGAAGTTGGAGCCGTAGCATTCGTTACCGTGACGCCGCCAGCAGAATAACCTGTACCAGACACTTCCGCAGTTGCCGTATAGGCAGTTGCAGAAGCGTTCATGGTTGCTGATGCCAAATACAGCGCCGCTTTTAGCGTATCTGTAGTGGGCGAGGTCAAGCTGGTGCGTGAGGTAAGCGATGCCGTACCAAGTTGATGCTCACCGAGCATAAGCTCTTTCATAAACGAAGTGCACATTGATTGGGTGTTTGCCATGATAGTTCCTTAAAAAGATGCCACTGAGCTAGTGAGCGTTACGGTTTTCTTCAGTCGAACATGCGCGGAACGGTGTACAAGTTCTTCGCCCAACCAGTACTCAACCCACGAGGTAGTTTCGTTGTCATTATCCACGTTGCCTTCCCGCTTTTCAAGCAGCGAGTCGTCCATTTCGCCTCTAGTTGTCGTTACAAGCATGTTGGTCCTTATGAAATTCGTACGATTGCACTGGAAGCGTCGGCGGCGGGGAAGGTGATTAAAAACGTAGCATTGGCGGTAGTCTTATCCGCACCAAAGTCCAGCACAGCCACGGACTTGTTACCCTGCGTGCTGTTGTAAATCAGAGCGCCACGAGCCGTAATCGATGAACTTGACCAAGACGTATTGGAGAAGCTGACGAACGCGGTGGGAATACTTGCCGTGCTATTACCCGAAGTCGGGCTTGTAGAAATGACCAGCGTGTTGCCGCCAGCCGTGTAGCCCGTCCCAACCACTTCGTTAGTCGCTGTGTACGCAGTTGTAGCGGGACCGATATCCGACGCTGCGGTGTACAGAGCGATCTTAAAAGTGTTAGGCGTTGTTGGGCCAAAGTTGTGAACTGCCTGAAGCAGTTCCACCTTGAAGCTGGTCGTGGATGTCTGAGCTATGGTCATGTGACTGCCTGTCTATATTGACCAGATCGGTAGGCGTCTTGACGCTCCATCCCGTCGCCGAGTCGTTTAGCCAGAGCCAGCGCTTCTTTGTACTTGCCGTCGTACAGACCGATGATGTCTGTTTCGCCTTTCATGTACGTGTACGCTTCGACCAAGCTGCCATACAGCAAGACCGTGTCAAAGTTGTCGCCTAGCCATGTTTGCCCAGAAGAGGCGGTTGTGATCGACTCCGGGTAGTAGTAATAGTGCAATTCCACGTAGTACGCAGCATCAGGCGTTGGGCCAAGAATAAGTGATAGCTCAGTGGTAATCGCTGAGTTAAGAATCGTCGGTCCAAACAAAGCGTAATATTTTGGCTCGCCCGTGGAATTTGGAGTTGGGTACGCTTGGCGGATAAAGTTTGCGTCCTTGTTGAGCAAGTACTCATACGTACCAGTGTCTAAATTTGTGCCGGTAACGCCTGTCACCAAGGCCAACGAGTACACAGCCAAAAAGTCGTTTGGTAGGGATATGTACTTGTTGTTTGCCGTTATCACCGAGAACTGATTCTTGCGAATAGACGGGAACTGCACCGAGTTGTAAATGCGCTGCTCCGCCTGCGTGATAAGCAAGTTGATCTGCGTCGTGCTGGACACGGTGGTGTTATCCGCCAGAGTTGTGGCAGGGAACTGATTCTCCGTGTACGACTGAATCGCCGCTACAAGCTCGGTGTACGTCATGCTTTACGCCATTGGGCCACGAGCCATCACGCCCTTGGTAGCTGCACCTGTGCCACGGATTTTGATGCCCGAGGTTTTGGTTGGCTGGTCACCGGCAGACTTGCTAATAGCGCCAAGGCTCACGTTGTAGGTGTCCAACTTGCTGAGGTTTGGCATCTTGCCCGGGTTAGTTTCCGCAGTTACGGTTTTACCGGTCATGGTGTGTGGCTCGGCATATACGCTGGCATCACCAACTTCTTTGCCACCAATCTTTTTGCTGTATTTAGCCATAATTAGCCTTTCCGTCCAGAAGACTTCTGGTTAGCTACTTTAGCCAAGTTACGGCCCATCTTGAGCATGTCGTCGTTAGTCTTGCCACCCGCACGCATTTTGGTCGGCGCTTGGCCGGGGTGCATATTTGCTTCGTGCTTTCGCACTGCTTTCTTTGCGTCCATCTTTAACTCCTTATGTGGTAACCGTAACTGTACCAATTTGCACACCCAAAGCCAAGAGATTTGGCGTCAGCGCATCATCAAAAAACCTAGAGCCACCCACTGGATACCAGCCCCACTGAATGTTTCTACTTCCCTCACCTTGGTAACCGCTTACCAAAAGCCCCGAAGCCACATAGCTACGGTCTGGGCGCGGATCACGCAGGGCTTGCGGATCATCAACTGGATACATACCCAACTGAAGCTGCGGTTGATCGGGGTCCCAGCACTCAGGACATACAAGCAAATTGTACGTCTTAGTCTTGATAACTTCCTTCTTCAGCAGTTTTAACTTGAAGCGCTGCCCACAGCGGTCGCACTCGCTAATTGCGTTCTTACCACTGGCGAACCTGTTGCCCATATTAGTTTATAAACATCTGGCGCGGCACGAACCGTACAGACGCCTTTTCACGATCTTCGTCGGCGGCGTTCTGCCAAGCCTCGTCATACTGGGCTTTGAGCATAGGCAGGCGCTCAAAACCTGAAGGAATCTTGCCCGCTAGGTAATACGACAAGCCCGCTGCCATGCAAGGCACGAACCGGAATGGGACGTCCATGACGTTGACACCGCCACCAGCATCCTGAGTACGGCGCAAGCGCCAGTAAGCCAGCGTGTAGGTCTGTGAGCCATCCGGCGTGGGCCAGACAGTGACGGCGGGTAACTGCTCCGAGTACACGGCTGCGCCAGTGGTATGCGCGGCTGCGGTGGTGTTGTTCTGAGCGCGGAAGCAGTTGTTCAGGGTATTCCCTGAGATGTAGCTGTAGTTGATGGTCTCGTTGTCAATTTTGACAAAGCCGGAGGCTGGCAGGCCCACGGTCGAACTGAGGGTGATGGTCGTAGCCGTAGAGGTAATGGTGCCGTTCAGCGTCAGGCCCGTAGGCGAGCTTTGTGCGTTGTACCGCTGAATCCAGATTTGGATAGGCCGCGCCTGCTGGATTTTGTTCGGGATCGTGGCGTAGGTGGAGACGCTGATCCGGGTGATGGTCAAATCCGCCTGTGTAGACGCTACGTTACCACCAGTGCGGATGACGTGCTCAAGCAGGTCAATGGTGTCAGATGGCAGTGCATAAGTGTTCTGCCCCTGCACGAAAGTGATGGTCCCCGGCTCAATCGACCACATGTTGATGCCACGGTTGGCCCAATCAGCAAACATGATGTTCAGACTGCGGCGAGCAGTTCGCAGGTCATAGCCGGTACGCATCTCGCTACCGGCGCGTTCAAACGCCTCCTCGACCAGTTCAGTCAGGTCAAGGTTAAATGCGGAAACGCCGGAGGTGGTTGCCATTATCTAAATCCTGCTGTTTTCTTTGCAATCGTTTTGGGTTGGGCTACGAACTGCTTCCCGGCGGCTTTTCCTGCTCGCTTGGCTTTGGTCGTTGCAGCGTACTCAGAAGGGCTAAGACTTTTGATCGCAGCGCTTGGAAGGTATCGCTCACCTGTTTCAGAAGATTTTTTACCACTTTTTGTTCTCCATTTTTGGTCGCCCCAATCTTTGAGGGATTTCTGCGGTGCCTTCATATCAGTCTTTGTAGCCGCCACCAGCAGCTTTGTAGCGTTTGGCCATCAACTGGGCCTTACGGGCTGACCACTGACCTGCTCCGGTGCCTTGCACTGCGGCAGCTTTGATGCTGTTAAAAATGCGTTTGCGAAGACCGGGCTTGGTGTAGTTGCCCGCTTCATTGACCTTGCCGCCTTCAGCCATCTTGACAGCTTTGGCTTTGGGTATTTTCTTTGGGTTTATGGCCCCCATGCCACGGCTAGACATCATGATTACACCATTTTGCCACGAGTGTGGCCCTTAGAAATACAGCCATCAGCGCGAGTAACGCCACCTTTGGAATATTTGGTTTGAGAGTCTTGCAACCTAACTTGGCTACGCGCTTCTTTACGCGCCTCTTTCAACTGTTTGATCTGCTCTTGTATACCCGAGTTGGCAAAATCAGCAATGTCTTTAAGCTCAGGATTTGCTTCTGCAACTTTACTGTTCTTGCTTAACCGGCTTGTATCTCTACGCAGAGTGGCAATCTTCTCGCCCTCTTCCAATGGCACATTGACACTATCCAACACCTTGCCTTTTTTGGCTGAATAGTGTATTTCGTCTGATTTAGCACCCATGATTACACCATCCGGCCTTTTGTGTGGCCCTTAGAAATGCAGCCATCCGCACGGGTGACACCACCGGACTTGAAGCGTTTGCCCATTTCAGTCTTGGTGGTTGGCGCTTTCTCCGCTGCTTTCTCAGCTTTGCGGTCGGCCATCGTCTGCTTCATAGCATCCGTAGGTGGCGCATCAGTGCCGCCGGAACGAGCTTCTTCTCTGGCTTTCTTTGCCAGAGCTTCTGCATCAAGTTCTGCTTGCTTTGAATCAGACATGATTAGCACATCTTTCCGCGAGTTTTACCACGCTGGGCGATACCATCACCGCGCTTAGATGCGGATGAAGTTACCCCACCTTTTTTCATTTGGGTTGCGGGGGCTGGTGCGCGGGCCAACATAGCGGCTTTTTTTACGCGCTCTTCTTCCGCGTCTTTTAAAACTTTTTCAGCTTCGTCTTCTTGAGCATTATTGGCAATCAGCTTAGGAAGCAACCCAAGACCACCTTTGCCCGCCAATTTACCAATCATGCCTTTGCCTGTGGCAATCCCTGCCAAGGGCATGATGTCGCCTAGATTGAATGCCATATTGTTCTCCTTAGCAGACCCGGCCTTTGGTCTTGCCGCGTTGGGCAATACCGTCGCCACGTTTAGAAGCTGAAGCGGTCATACCGCCGGAAGCCATCTTCTTGACTTTGCCGCCTTTTTTCATGCCAGCAGAATACCCGGGGTCGTTAACATTTGCGTTAATTCGGTTCCGTCTAGCTTGATACGCCGCTGCACCAACACCGGGGTTATACAACTCACCAGTCTCAGTGTTACGGCGAGACTTTGACAAAGTACCTGCTTCATCGTAAATTGCGCCCAAGTCCACAGCGGGTTTCTTTGCTGCATCAGAACGCCTTGCTAACTCTTCTTCGCCTAATTTTTTACCAACATTAGCCCCCATATAGCGGCCCATCTCCTGATCTTCGTTTTCTGCGGTTTCCGCATAAGTTTGGGTTTTTTCGGCGTTAGGCTTGGCCGCGCCTTTGTCTTTGTCTCTAGTAGCCATATAGGCAAGACCAGCCAGTGCGGCCAAACCTGCTAAGCGTCCTGATTTTTTGCTTGCCATGATGACTCCTTAAATTAGCAGGCTTTGCCGCCGTTTTTCATCTTAATCATCGCGCCCTTGGTCTTACCCTTGACAGCAACGCCATCAGGCTTAGAGTTGGTTTTAACAGCGCCCATCTTGGTCATGCCGCCACCCATCATTTTCTTAACTT